CTACATTTCGGTTTCCCCGCAATACCGCTTGCCCAATCTAAGAGAGGGCTAGGGTTTTCAGTAATAAACTGAAACAGCGAGGAAATGTCGTCGGTCTGTTTAAGGGAAACACGAGAAGAAATATCGTGAACCCTGACTTCTTCACGTTGTAGTTGACTGTTCCACCTCGAACGGAGGTGGTCTAGTTTAGTGCCAACGAAAGAAGTGAGACCTCGACCATCGCAGTCGCGTCCAAGGACCGGTAAGTTCCTCATGAAAAAGGATCTTCCGGCGATCGATTCTGCTGCCTTACTGGCATTCCAAAAACCTTTTTTCCAAAGGTTATTGGTGAAGTCAATAAAGGAAGCACGCGATTGCGGCCCGTCAATCTCAAGACTCTTAGGTTTGACAGGAGTTACATCATAACCCCGAAATGCGTCAAACCCACAAGACTCTCTGAAAGCTCCGGATTTAAAGGACTTGTCCTTATTTACCTTGAGCTGAAGATAGTCAAGTAACAGAGTGAGATTATCGTACCCGATTGTCGGCATGATGATGTCATCGCCGAAGACCCGTACCTGTTTCTGGTACTTTCTTCTCGTCGACTGCAGGTTGCCACCCGGAAGGGAGGCAAGAGCTGCAAGCGCATAGATGATCGTTTGAACCGGAAAGGTAACGGCCGTACCCTGGCTCGCAAACTTCTTCTTTTTGAAGAAGATGGGTGGTTGACTGATTCTGTCAACAGTCCAACGAGTGCGGGTGGCATGGAGTGCGCAAAGAAAGCTAGGTGCTTTCCTAAATGCACGTTCAACCACCCAGCATGAGAGACGATCGCTTGCCGATGATACGTCGACAGTGGCCAGGTCTCCCGTTAGGGATGCAAGACAAGCTAAGTCACGTGATCCTTGTTGATCACGAAAGTTGATAATAGAACCTTTAAAGATTCTATATATCTCCTTTTCAGTGAAGTCCTGGACAAGTTTTTGGGTCCACATGTACTGCGTAGGTTCAGCGGCAATAAGCCGAGGAGCTTTAGCAGACTTGGGAACGCAAATTAACTTGCTTGGTGCTTCATGTTGGCCTACTTGATATGTGGCTGCGGAATTGAAAATTCCGCAATCCTCGAAAGGAAACCACGTTTGCAATTTAGCAGGCCAGTTTAAGAAGTGGTACTTATTTGCACCACGACTTATTGACTGGTCGGCTACGGCGCCGGGTCCATGCTTGAAACCGATCCCTTCTCCGTTCTCATAACGGGAGTTTGACTCTCGTATGGGTTCGAAGAATCGGATCTCTCTCGCGAATTCGTCGCAGAAACGTTGAAAACGCGAGAGGATGGCATTGAGTCTTCCAGAGCCCGTTGGCGTATTGCCGCGGGGAAACAAAGGAAGATCAGCATCCACGCCGTCACGAAAGTGAAGGCAATGACTGCTGAGATAGTCATCAATGCTGTCTTCGTCCCACCCGAGGGTGGGGCTACGAAGACCGGACTCGATTGAGTGGTATTCATCGATTGTATCCTTGATACGATCGGGTGTACAACTCGCTACCATCTTCTTCCCAAGGCAAAAGAATTGCCGAAGAAATGCAATGGCAGT